GCCCGTTATCATTAGAAAATTCTATAAGGTCTTCATATCTGGAGCCTCTCCATTGTGCAAGACCAAAAGCTGGTTTACCTACATCATTTGGATTTAATGCTGCAGGATTTAAATTTGATTCCGCTGTTAAATTGCCTATTACACCAGCAGCTTGTTCGTCGGTTAATCCTTGTTTCTTTAAATAATTAAATATTTTTTCACCATTTGAGCCACCGGGCAAATCTTGAGAATCTATTTTACGACCATCAGTGCTTTCGCCGTCTTGAACATTAGTAGATTCTTCTCCATCTAAAGGAACATCTTCTTTACTGTTTCCATTATTTGTCGCATTTTTCTTTCTTTCAAAATGATGAAGAGACCCCATAACTATAGGCAACTGGGAACTAATACCATCTATAAAGAAACCTACTACCTGTGAACCTTGTTGAAGTTGAGGCATTTTTCCTATTCCAGAAATACCGCCTTCAGTTGAAGGTACTACAACTTGAGCCCAAGGTAAATCATTTGTTGGTGTTTGCGAAACATCAGGGGAATGAATTCCTCTTATTCGTACTTTCACTCTGCCCATCTTAAGAGGATCTTTGTTATTTACAACTATACCAACAAACCATCTAAAATGATCACCATAATAATCTTCTTGTAATGTTTTTAAGTTATTATTTCTCACGTAATACCTCCAGTCGACCGGGGCTTATAACCCAACTTAGCACAAGAAATAACAGCATTATAAACATTTTCTTGAAATACGTGTCTAGTAGCATATATCATATATGCTCCACTTTTTTTCTTATCCAAATTGTTATCTGGGCTAGAATTTGAAGTATCTGATATATTAGAATTAAATGATATATTAATTAAATTGCCCACTGATTTATTTATGCCCCTGTGTAAAAAGTTTTTACCGGGAACTGATATGTCTATTGAAGATTTATGTAAGAAATGTCTAAGAGATTTTGATTTTGCTTTAAACATATGTGATGCTGTTCCAGAAGCCTCATAATAATTAAAAGAGCCGTCTTCAAAAGTCTTTGATGGTGCTAACTGACTAATTTCGCTTGTATCATAATTATGCATGGATCCACCAGGAAATGATGTTATACCATCATAGATTGGAAGATTTTGTCTAGGTGGATATGGAATACTACCAAAGGTTTCTTGTGCATTAATTCTTGAGGTATAAGATTTGTTTTTTATTGTATCTATAAAATTATAAGTAGATCCAGTAAATCCTTTTCTTGCCATCATTAACTGATCTTCAATATTAGTGTATTTAAAATCTCTTATAGCGTAAAACTGTCTAGGATCTTGAGCTTCAAATCCAGATCCAATTGCTTGTGAAAAGGTATAATCATGTGTAAATTGATTAAGTGGTGTTAGATTTAATATTTTTTCTAAGTCCAAAAATCTTAGCTGATCATCACATATTGTAGAAAATAAAAAATATGGAAGACCTGTTGCTGAAGATGTTCTATCTTTTATCCAATTAGCTGCATCAATTGGTGTCATATTTGGAACTAGTACTTTCATATTACCATCTGTATGTTCACTACTTCCAATATTAGCAACACTTCTGCCTAAATATTCACTAAGAATATTATTGATAATTGAACTTGGTACACCATTATATGGTTTTTGTACTCTCAGTAATCTTGAATAGTAGCCTATATCCTCTATTAAACTAATACCAACCAACTCAGTATTATCGTTTGATTTTACACTCTGTACTATTTCAGTTATAATAAACTTTTTTGAGATAATTGTATCAACATTATCTAATATTGTGGATATTTCAATAGTGACTAATTCGGTTCCGCTAATTTCTGAAGTTTCTATAATTCTATTTGTGTCAGCAAATACTATTTGGCCTGTTAAATATGGCTTATCAACGTGTTCATATATATTAACTTCATTAATAACAGAGGTTATATTAAACTCTGTATTAATACTTTGCTTTTCTATTATAATTTTTCTAATAAGAAATTCTGCATTAATTTCTTGATTTGATTTTTCCGCCATTAGATATTCTCTCTAAGAGCACTCTTATATGCAACAAAAACACTTGATATAACTTCAGGTTTAAAAATTTTTATAGATTGATTTGCCTGATTTTCCTCTTTATAATATTCAAGATTTGTTACTTCAATTAAAGACGCACCAGGTCCTACTGTAGGATCTATATCAACGATATTATTACCAGATTTATAATATCTTGCTGCATTATACTCTGCACTTGAAGAATGCAGAGTAATGGTTTTACTCGGGTCTCCGACTAATTGTATAGTCTCTGTTGGCGTGAAAGTTGGCGTAGATTCTACAGTGATCGTGCCTAGATTAGAATTTGTTGAAATTATTTTTCCAACTGCAGTTGATTCTTGACCAGTAATAGAATCTCCTACTTTAAATTTATCATAAAAATAATCTCTGGTTGTAAGAGTAGTGTTGTCATATTTCTTTTTAACATATTGTTCTAAGCTTTTGTTCGATAAAGGCCAACCTTTTGTTTTTAGTTTATCATTAAGTAAAAAGAATGTCCAATAATAGTCTGTAGTACCATATAGATTTTGAGAAATTTGATCTGGTCTTTCTCCGTCATATAAACTATAGAAAGTGTACATTGAAGAATTATCTTTAAATCTATCAATTATATCTACATATGTAGAAAGGTTCTGAGCAAGATTAAATTCTTTCTCATTGCCATATTTGTATATAACTTCTGGAAATCCTGCAAAAAAAGTCATAATTAAAATCCTCTATTAATTCCGCGGGCTCTATCAGCCAATACCGCTTCTGTTCTAGCTTTAGCAGCTGCTGTTGCTTTACTAGTTATTCCAAGTTTAGCATCATCTTTATTTAAAGTAAATTCTTCAGCAAATGATACTTGTATAGAAACTTCATTAAATTCGCCATCTTTATAAAAACCACCAGTAGAATTATATGATGCAGTAAAGGATTTAAGATACATATATTTAAAACTTAAATTAGGATTATCTTTTGCTAAATCTTTTCCATCGTACATTAATTTTATTTCAAATAAATTAGGGAACTTATAGCCAGCATCTATACTTGCTCCGCCGGTTCCCTCAAGTTTAATGGTTTCTGGATAAAGATTTGTCCTAAAGAATGAAACAATATTTTTAATCTCTTCTTGCTCTCTTTTACTTGTTGGAACCATTTTAAAATCAAATGAAAATTCACGAATATTAACTGCTCTAAAAATCATTCTAGTATTAGGATTAGGTGTTACTCTTAAGGATCCTCTAACAGCATCAGTACCAGGACCCGGCAATCCCGCAGCTAAACGACTAGCACCAAGAGCTGCAGCAGACCCAGTTAAGTTTCCTTTTAATGTATCAATTAAACTTCCCGTTCCTTCACCAATAGCACTTGCTACTGCTCCAGCAATACCACTGCCGGCATCCATTGCTCTTGAAGCACCCTCACCTAAAATACCAAGGCTTGCCGTTTCTATGCTTACGCCATCTTGAATTGTAATTGGTGTAGGCATATATAGAGCAACCGATTGATTGCCACGGCTTTCGGTAGCTTTAGTAATTCCTGAATTATTAAAAATTGAAAATGAGTTTTCAATTACCGATTTAGCGGCTTTTTCTATAGAAATTTCTCTGGCAGTAGATACATTATCACTAGAAGACTGTGTTTCTGATGCAGAAGCCCTAGTTTGGTAAGTCGGTCCATTTTTAATTATAGGCGTAAATCTAATATATGCCTTATACTTATCTCTGTTTTCAATAGGGAACATGTATGTTCCACGAGCGTTATTAACCATCTAAATTATTCCTAATAAATAGAATTATCTTATTCTTATTTATATAATTAAAATGAAAGTATTATGAAAACATACCAAGGAAAATATAAAGTAAAGTACAGATCAAAATATCGTGGTGATCCAGATAATGTAATTTACAGATCTATGTGGGAAAGACACTGTTTTAAATGGTGTGATAATAATCCTTCAATAAAAACTTGGGCATCTGAAGAAGTTGTAGTACCATACTTCTATGAAGTCGATAAAAAATATCATCGTTACTTTGTTGATCTAAAGATAACATTTAAAGATGGTAAGACTATTATTGTAGAAATTAAACCAGATAGTCAAACAATTCCTCCAAAATTTACAGGAAGAAAAACTAAAAGATATATTAATGAGGGTATGACTTATGTTAAGAATATGAATAAATGGAAAGCTGCTAAAAACTTTGCTGAGGATAGAAATTGGGAGTTTCAGATTTGGACAGAAAAGACACTACAAAGTATGGGCATAATGCCAAAGCAGTCTAAGATGAAGAGTCTTCCGAAGATGAAAAAAATTAAAAAATCATTATAAATACTACAATGGCAAGTATATTTCAGAATCTTGAGATCGAAGCGTTTAGAGCAGGTATTAACCCTCGGACACAAGAATCAAGAGATTGGTTTAGAAAAAGAATCGGTGCTTTACGTGGCGGAGCAATGCGTAGAATCAATAGAAATCAACTATTGAGAGATGAAGAGTTGACGCTTGAAAATAGAGCTGTTATTGGCAATATGTATATGTTTTTCTATGATCCAAAACATAAAGATAAGTTGCCATATTATGATGGAT